TCGGCGGGCTGACCCCGTCCGCAAGTGACGTTCTCGCCCGGATGGAAGCGGACGCTTTCACAATACCGGTCTACCGGAAAGCCTTTGAGGTGATCCGCAAGCAGGCCCGGAACCGCAAACTGATTGACGCCCTGATGGTTGCGGAGGAGTGCGGTGATGCCCACTTCGCTGACATCATGGAAACTGCGAGATCATGCCCCAGCGCCGCCAACCTGCGTGGATACGCCGGGATGCTTAGCGATCAGCATCAGCGCCGCATGTTCCTCCAGGCAATGGACGAGCTGCGCGGCGATGTAAGCAACGGAACGCTGGATAACGCAGCAGATGCCATGGATGAACTGATGCGACGCCTGAGCGTCATCAGGAAGCCCAAAACTGAGGTTGCCCCGGTACGGCTCGGTGATGTGCTGGACGACTACACCGACACACTGGAGAACCGTCTGAAGAACGGCGATGAGTCCGACACTCTGAAAACCGGGATCGACGAGCTCGACGCCATCACTGGCGGCATGAACGCGGAAGATCTGGTGATTATCGCGGCTCGGCCTGGCATGGGTAAGACGGAGCTGGCGCTTAAGATTGCCGAAGGCGTGGCAAGCCGCCCGATGCCTGGTACTGACAGTCTGCGCGGTGTGCTGATTTTCAGCATGGAGATGAGCAACCTGCAGATCGCCGAGCGTAGCATTGCCGGGCGAGAAAACATGTCCGTCAGCGTTCTGCGTAACCCGTCAAACATGGACGACGAAGGCTGGGCGCGGGTTTACAACGCCATCTGCCACCTGAAAGACCTCGATGTCTGGATGGTCGATGCGTCGAAACTTACCGTTGAGGAGATCCGCAGCATTGCCGAACGGCACAAGCAGGAACACCCGGCCTTATCGCTTATCCTGGTTGACTACCTCGGCCTGATATCCAAGCCGAAAGCCGACCGTAACGACCTGGCGATCGCCCATATCTCCGGCAGCCTGAAAGCAATGGCGAAGGATTTAAAGTGCCCGGTCATCTCCCTGAGCCAGCTTTCCCGTGACGTTGAGAAGCGCCCAAACAAGCGCCCGACCAACGCCGACCTGCGCGACTCCGGCAGCATCGAGCAGGACGCAGACAGCATCATCATGCTCTACCGCGAGGCTGTGTACGACGAGCATTCCCCGGCAGCGCCATATGCCGAGGTCATCGTCACCAAAAACCGCTTCGGTACGCTCGGCACCGTTTACCAGCGATTCGTTAATGGTCACTTCCTGCCATGCGATCAGGACGAAGTTCGCCGCATCTCAACCAGCAAACCATCAACCGGACGCCATCACAGAGGGGCTGACGTATGACATGCATCAGAATTCCAGGCGGGATTATCACCACTTACAACGTGTACCGCCTACGGCTTGAAGACGGCACCTGTGTGTTTATGTCGTGGCATCACTATTGTGGGCCTGAGTTTTATCGAGACAAAAACGAACGGCGTTGGATCGATGAATGGTGGGAGAACCCCTTAATCGTTAAGGCGCTTGATTGGTTTGTCGGAAGAGGTAACAGAGCATGAAAGCTAACGGTCCTAACGCGGAAATCATCCAGTACGTAACCAAACACCCCGGCTGCTACATGTCTGATATCCGTCGCGATACAGCCATCCAGAAAGGGGCGATAGCTTCGGCGTTATGTGAACTCACCCGGGTTAAAACCTTGCGTCGTGAGGGCTTTGAGAAGCGCTATCGCTATTTCGTTACTCGCCCGGAAAGCCTGCCAATTATCGGCCCGAAAAGGATTCCAAAGCAGCCCAACCGTGACACAGCCAACCCTTTAACCAACCTATTCAATCAGTGCCTGGCTTCAGTCAGGGGCGGGAGAGCAGAAGTATGAGCAGAGAATTCCTGATTTATCGCGAAGAACGCGGTAGCAAGATGTATCTGACAAGCCTGCCTGATGATGACTACCCGCTGGGCGGTATCGGGTTCCAGGGAGGTCACGACGGAGGCGCTCCCAAAGCAGCTGGATCATGCCCAACCGAAGAGGACGCCAACAAAGTCATTGCTTACCTTCGTGAAGCAATCGGAAGCGGTGATGAGATTTATGGTATCGAAGAGAGGGCAGCCCAATGAGCAATGGATTCCCAACGTGGTGGAAACACGGACAGAAAGTCGCAACCAGAAGCGATGGTGTCCTCACCCTGAATATCGCACCCGATGCCGAATACTGGCTCACCAACGATGAAGGCAAAGAGGTTTACGTTTTCTCGGCTGACATCATCGGCCCCGTCACTGACAAGAAGCAAGGAGCAGCCCAATGAGCAACATCAATGAGCTGACAGCGAAGCTGAAAGCGGCGGCACAGGATGAAATCATGTGTCGTGAAGCCTGCGACACCTCCGACTTATGGCAGGACGTAGCCAGTCCTGAGAACGTGCTGGCGCTAACAGAGGCGTTGGAAGACTACAAAGCCGCATACGAAGAAGAGGCCAGAGACAAAGAGGTTCAACGCTCAGTAATTGATGATGCGCTGTGCAAGTTGCTCCCAGGATGCCAGTACATGGATCCACCTGACGGCGGAAGCGTCACTCCACTGGAGCAGGTGCGCCGCATGGTTGCTGATTATCGTGAGCGCATCGCTGAGCTGGAGCAACAGCATCACATCAAGCCATGCCCGAAGTGCAATGACACCGGAATGGCTGATAGTGGCGGGACGCAACCTTGGGGAGAGCCGATTGAGATTGAATGCGACTGCCGACAGCAGGATGCCAACACCGCAGAACTGGTAGCCGCTGGCATCATCACTAAGGTGGGGGAGTAGGGATATGGCCCAGATTATTAATCGCGAAGCCATGATGATTGAGCTCCCGGAGCCAAAAGCGATTCTCCGGAGAGTGGACCTGCCTGATGGACGTTTTTCTAAACCGAAGAACAAAATCACAAAGGCGCAGCGCGCTGAACTGCGCCTTAAATTCGGCGGTCGCTGCGCATATTGTGGCTGCGAACTGCCGGAGAAGGGTTGGCACGCGGATCATGTCGAACCTGTTCGACGTGACTTTGAGATGGTCTTAGCCCCCACCGGAAGTGGAGTAACGCATGTCACGAGAAGCACTGGCAAAGTTATGCACCCGGAGCTACATGCTATCGAAAATCTTTTCCCAGCGTGTGCTCCATGCAACCTTTTCAAGGGCGCTTATAGCGTTGAAGGGATGAGAAGGGAGATTGAAAAGCAAGTAGAGCGAGCCCGTGCATATAGTGTGAATTTCCGCACAGCAGAGCGCTTCGGTCTGGTCGAGGTAGTGAAGAAGCCGGTGGTTTTCTGGTTCGAGCAATATCAGGAAGGAGTTTCAGCATGACCAAATTCACCAAAGAGCGTCTTGAGCGGTACATCAAAAGCCCACTTGAGCATGGCTTAACTCGCAGCGAGCAGATGGAAATGGCCCGTCAGTTGCTTGCCGGGCTGGAGCAGGAGCCGGTGGCCTACATGCAAATTGACGGCGATGACGTTGAATACAACGGCCACAATGAGTTTTCAGGTGGCGGAAAAGGCATCCCACTCTACGCAGCACCACAGTTACCGCAGCCAGCGGTGGATGACATCGGCGAAATCAGCGTTGGCCGACTGCCCACCATGAATCAGGATGAATACCCTGGCCTGGGTGATTGGTGGGTGCAGCTTCGCATTGGTGAGGGTTCTGACGAGGTGTTGGCGCGTGTTTATGGCGCTACACCACAGGAGGCTAACAGCCGGGCTGAAGCGTTAGCCTGCCGCGCCGCCATGCTTCAGGGTGCCGATGCCTCCCTCAACAATGAGGGTTACATAGCGGATAACGCGAAAATGATAACGGATAGCCGTGGAATGATAACGGATAACACCGAACCTGTAAGCCAGCCTTACACGTTGCCTGATGGGTGGGTGGCTGTGCCGGTAGATCCTACAGAGAAAATGGTTATCGAGGGGTTTGAGTCAGTGCCTCACCCGCTGTTCCAGCCAGCAGACTGGGATAAGTACCAGACAATGAGTGGCTGCGAGCAGGCGGCGCACCGGGCTAAGTTGTGCTGGGCTGCGATGGTAAAAGCAGCGCCAAGGAAGCTGTGATTTATCACAAAATTGAAATTATAAAGCCATGTTAACGGCGCTCTTGTCGCTTCCGCTCTGAAAGAAGTAAGAGCGCCTGATATACTATTTATTACTAATGAAATGGTATCCAATCTTAGGGTTAAGGCGTGATTTTGAAAAAAATTATTGTCGATTCAAACGCATGGAATTTTCTTCATGCAAGCGGTATTTCGTTAAGCAATGAGCTTCTTAGCTGTTACTGCTTCCAAATCACGCTTGAAATATCTCGCGAAATGGAAGCGCTGAAAGATAGAGAAGATAAGAAAGCAATTTATGAATTTTTTGTAGGTGAGACTGAGTTGCTTGAAGAGCCTCTCTGCTACTTTGGGTTTTACGATGACTCTGTTCCTGCCAATGAGCAGAGGTTTGGAGGCTTTGGTGTGGGTGGGCTTGCATCGGTTCATCAGAATGAATATTTTCAGAAGACAGCAAGGCAGATCAAGCCGAAAAAAAGAGAAGTTTATTATGGGAACGAAGCTGATAGGCTTATCGGCTCAAGAGGTTTTGGCAATACATTCATACTAACTGAAGACAATAGCAAGTCAGGTCCAATGAGAGAAGCGGCAAACATAATTTATGTGTCGCAAAAAAATCCATTGACTGTCGAGGCATTTCTGCAACTCCTCGATACTGAGACATCAAAATCAACTTAATAAAACGACCTTATCTTCCCAATCCTATCAAGTACGTAGGCCAATGAAACATAGCCGTAATGCCGCGGTTCGCTGGGGCTTTGGTGCGTGCAAACCTGCCGTAACTATGCGAGAAGCGAGAGGAAGCCGCTTAGCCTACCATACAAGCGATATGGGAATCCCCATATCGACAGCCAGGGCCTCTCCGGAGGCCTTTTTCTCGCATTGATAATTCAGGCTCAACGAGCGATAATAACAACGCACCGGCCTGAACACCCGGTGTCCCCTGCGCATATAATGGGGACGTTATATGCGACCACAATCTGAACATCTTCACCTGTCACCGATGCAGAAATGCACCGGCGATTTTCTGCATTCTGCGTTACCTCTCGGGGGTGGCGTATGAAGGCCCAGCAATTCCACCTCGTTAACGACACCGTTAAGCAGAACGCCATCAACTTCATCCGTGAGTTGCCTGTCGATGCTAAGCGTCCACTCATCCTCGATATCAAAGAGATGACCCGCACGCTTCAGCAGAACCGGAAATTATGGCCGCTACTGAAAGACCTCTCCGACCAGGTTCTCTGGTTCGGCAACAAATACGATTCCGATGACTGGAAAGACCTGATTACCGCAATGGTAGCCAAATCCAAAAAGCAGGAGCAGCGAATGGCTCCCGGGATTGATGGCGGCATTGTGATGTTCGGTCAGCGTACCAGCAAGATGACGGTGCGCCAGATGGTGGAAGTCATCGAGGCAATCTACTGGTTCGGTACTCAGCAAAACGTCAAATTCAGCGACAAGTCCCGCCTCGAAATTGAGTGGGCCAAGCAGTGGGGTGATCGCAATGCGTAAGCCATCCCGCCGCAAGTGCAAAGTATGCGGAGAGAAGTTCATCCCACAATACGACAACATCCGTTGGTGCTGCCCGGCTCACGGCGCTATCTACGCGCTGGAGCTTCGAGCTAAGCAAAAGGTGAAAGATGCAGCAAAGCGCATCAAGGATGAGCGCCGGAAGGAGCAGGAATCGCGCCGGAGCCACGCAGAACGACGCCGGGCAGTTAAGCCGCTCAGCCACTGGGTGCAGATGACCCAGCGTGCTGTCAACGACTGGCGGCGCACTACGCTGCTGGCTGCCGGGTATGGCTGCATCTCATGCGGAACGAAGACCGCCTTTGCATGGCATGCCGGCCACTACCGCACCACGGCCGCCGCCCCGCAGCTCCGCTTTAACCCGGACAATATCTGGCTGCAGTGCTCAGCCTGTAACGTTCATAAGTCAGGAAATATCGAGTCCTACAGAGCTGCGCTGGTTGAGCTGATCGGCGAAGAAAAAGTACAGGCGCTCGAATCCAACAACGAAACCCACCGTTACACCCGCGAAGAACTGGACGGCATCCGCGCCGATGCCAGGGCGAAACTTCGCGCCCTCAAACAGCAGGAGGCAGCATGATTTACGACCTCAAACTGCCGCACTGGGCATCGCTGCTCAACTGCCCATTCTGCGGCGGTGAAGCGGAATTAGTATCTGATGGTGATGGTGTCTATGCGGGATGCGCGAACAAGCCATGCCTGATTAATCCGATAACAGACACCTACCCAACTAAGCGAGATGCAATCCGCGCATGGAACCGGAGGCCAGCATGACCCGTGACCAGATAGCCCGATACCAGGCCGAAAGCGTTAAGCGCGCCAACCTGCCGCCAGTAGCAAAGCACAGCCAGACCGAAACCAAACAGCCGATTAAGGAAGCCGCATGATGAACACTCAATACCTGGAATTTGTACGCCAGCAGCTCATCGTTGCGACGGCTGATCTGAGCGGAGCGACGAAGGGCCAACTGATGGCCTGGCTGGAGAATGCTCAATTCGATACAGGTACGTTTAAGCGGAAGAAGCCGCGCGTGAAGGATGACGTGACCGGGAAGATGATAACGCTGGATAACCCACCGATCCCGGGCAAGCAGTCGCGCGCCAAAGGCTCTCATATCCCACTGGTTCAGCCGGTTGAATACTCCACCGCGTCCTGGCGCCGGGCGGTCCTGTCGCTCGAGGAACACCAGAAGGCATGGCTGCTCTGGAACTACAGCGAGAACACCCGCTGGGAGAACCAGGTGACGATCACCCAATGGGCATGGGCAGAGTTCAGGGAGATGCTGGGAACGAAGAAGGTGGCCGGCAAGACTATGGAGCGCCTGCAAAAGCTCATCTGGCTTGCGGCGCAGGATGTTAAAGCGGAATTGGCCGGGCGTGACGTTTACGAATATCAGGCACTGGCCGAGTTGTTAGGCGTGGCGAAATCCACCTTTACGGAAACCTATCTTCCGCACTGGCTGGCAATGCGGAGCAATTTCACACGGCTCGATAGTCAGTCTCTCATTTCGGTAACGCGATCACGTTCACAACAAAAGGCGACAAATTACGACCAAAGTATTGCAAAACC